AAGGAAAACTATCTGCAAGGCCTAATATTGGTTTGTTAAATTTATTCTTTTATGAACCAAAGTATAAAGAAACTTTACCGTATTATGATACGTTCCCACTTGTACTGCCATTAGATAGTATTAAAGGTGGTTTTAGTGGATTAAATTTTCACTATCTATCACCAGCATTAAGATTAAGGTTATTAGAAAATATGCAACGTTGGTCAACAAGTCCTAAATTAGACACAGCAAGATTTGATGTAAGTTGGAGTAGAGTTAAATCTATATCTTTAGTTAAACCAACTATAAAAAAATATTTGTATAAACACGTTAGATCAAGTTTTTTAAAAATAGATTTAAACCAGGCTGCTATTGCTTGTTATTTACCAGTTCAACAATTTCAAAAAAGACCTGCTAGTTCTGTTTATGCAGCTTCAAGGAGTTCAATCTAATGGCTATATTAAGAGGCGGAGTTCGTATTGGCGGTTTTGATGTTAGATTAGGTTTACCTCGTGATCGTTCATTAGATGATGTAGAAAATGATCCACGTTTTAAACAGAAAGCTGGTGGTAATCCTGAAACTACAATAGGACGTGTACAATCATATATTAATGAAGCAGAAGGATTTGCTCGTAAAGCAAGATTTTATGTTGAGTTCTTTTTACCTAGAGTTGAAGATGGCCCAAGTAAACCTGCTCCAACTTTAAATGGTGCGGCAAGACAAGGTCAAGGAGAAGATGGCGTTACAATAAATGATATAAATTTATCAACAGCGGCGCAAGAACAATTAACTACATTTTCATCACAACAAGATGTAAATGCTATTCATACTGCTAATGGCCGTAGAGTTAGAGCATTTTGTAATGCAATAGAAATGCCTGAACGTACTATAGAAACAAAAGAAATTCGTCATCACGGTCCTGCATATAAATTAGCATTTGATTATAAATCAGCTGATATTACTGCAACATTTTACTGTGATAAATTTTTAAGAGAGAGATCATATTTTGAAACTTGGCAAGCGGCCGTGTTTAGTACTAAATCTAATAATTATAATTTTTATGATAACTACGTATCTGATATAAACATATTTCAATTAGGTCAATTTGCTAGCCGTAATGAAAGAGATGATATTACATATGCTGTTAAGTTATTTGAATGTTTTCCTAAAACAATAGGACCAGTAGCATATTCATATGATAATAATGCTGTACAAACATTTCAAGTTACATTTACATTTAGATATTGGGTAAATTATTTCTTAGAAAGATCAGGCAATATAGAATTAGGTTCACCAAACTTCAGATCAGTTGATGTTAAAAGTGGTTTTGGAGCTTTTGGTGGCATACTAAATAAATTACCACCAGAATTAAGACGTGCTGGTGTTGATGTATTACAAGGATTAAAAAGACGTATACCAATCGGTGGTATTACAGGTGGTCGAGTGTTTCCTCCATTTGGTAATTTTCCACCACTTAATTTATAATAAAGGAGATAATTATGGCTTTGCCAAGAGTTGATGTGCCGACATACCAATTGACGTTACCATCAGAAGATAAACAAATCAAGTATAGACCTTTTCTAGTGAAAGAAGAAAAGATATTATATATTGCACAAGAAACAGGTGAAAATAAAGAAATGATTAACGCATTAAAAGAAGTGGTTAAAGCGTGTACTTTTGATGTATTAAACGTTGATCGTTTACCTATATTTGATGTTGAATATATATTTTTACAAATTAGAGCTAAATCAGTATCAGAAATAACAAAGTTCAAAACAATTTGTCCTGATGATGGTAAAACTTATGTTGAAACAGAAGTTGATTTAACAAAAGTTGAAGTACAGGTAGATGATAACCATACAAATAGAATTATCATAGACCCTAAGAGAGATTTAGGTCTTGTGTTAAGATATCCTACATTAAAAAATTATGATGTGGGTACAGGTATTAAAAATTTTGAAATCGAAGAAGTTTTTACAGTTTTAATTGATTGTATAGACCATATCTTTGAAGGAGATAAAATATATCCCGCAAAAGATACTACAAAAACAGAATTAAAAGAATTTGTAGAAAGTTTACCACAAGAAGCATTTACAAATATTAAGGTGTTTTTTGATACAATGCCTAAATTAAGACACGACATTGAAATTACTAATCCTAATACAGGAAAAACAAGTAAAGTTACATTATCAGGAATAGCAGATTTTTTCGGATTAGCCTCGCCCACAACACGCTAGAGGCATACTTCGAAACTAATTTTGCATTGATGCAACATCATAAATATTCAATAACTGAGATTGAAAATATGATACCGTGGGAGCGTGATATTTACATTACATTACTGATTAATTATATAAAAGAAGAAAACGAAAGAAGAAAAAGGGACAGTAAATGAGCACGCAAAATAAAGAAACAGGTTTCAATACTAAATGGCGTCCTGCTATGGGTTGGTTATATCTGGCCGTTTGTGCTTTTGATTTTATTATATTTCCTATGTTATGGAATTTAGCACAAGCGACATATTTAAAACAAGTTGTATTTACACAATGGAATCCATTAACACTACAAGGTGCTGGTTTCTTTCATATAGCTATGGGTGCTGTATTAGGTATATCTGCATATGGTAGAACACAAGAAAAGATTGAAGATAAAAAAATAGTAGCTCAAACAATAACACCAGTAACACAACAAAAAATTAAAATAGACGATCAAATAGGTTAATAAATGGCAGATTTTATAGACGACTCAGATAAATTAGCATTAGGTTCAAATTTTGTTAAGAGAATAGATAAGTCATATGAAAAATTAGCAAAACAAAATGCACAATTTGTAGAAAATTTTGATGAAGTTAAACGTTCTGTATCATCTATAGAAAATAAATTACCTCAATTAGCTGCGATTAAAAGGGCTTCAGAAGTCGGTGGTAAATCTTTAACTTCACAAGAAGCGATGAAGTTAATGGATAGTATTAGAGTCAATGTTATAAATGAAACACAAAAAGTTCAATTAGCAGTTCAAAGGACTTTTGCCCCATTAGATGTAGAATTAAAACAAACAATAGATTTATTAACTTCGCCAAATGAAGATGCTCAAGATGCTGCCTTGGATAGAATAGATGATTTAAGAAAAGCTATGGGAGTTGATTTTGATAGAGTTGCTGAAGCTATGGGTGCCAATGTAAAAGAATTAATTGCTTCTCGTCAATTTATGAAAGAGAATAGAAGAAAAGAAGATGAATTAAAAGAAGCTAATAAACAGCAAATGATTGAGAAAAGAGATCAGTTAAGAGAACAAGGTATTAATACTTATCTTGATGAAAAAACTCAAACATTAAGAATAAAAACTTTAAAAGATGAAAAGGAATTTAAAAAATCAATTATTGCTGATGAAAAATATTTAGAATTAAAGAAAAAAGAAACAAATGAATTAGAACAAAAAATGAGAAATAAAGAGTCTTTATCTCTCGCTGAAGAAAAAATCATTATTGATAATAGAAAAGAATTAGTTGAATTACAAAAAGAAATAGATAGAAAAAAAGAACAGGCTAATATAAAACCGGAACAACAGTATGCTGGTTTCTTCAATCAATCTTTTGGACAAGCAGGCGACTTTTTAAAAAATACCTTTGGTGAAATAGGTTTAATGGGTAAAGGTTTAATAAAAGGTTTTAAAGATTTACCTAATACTGCTATGAGTTTTGGAAAAAGTTTAGGTAGAGCTGTTTTAGGGTTAACTATATTTGCTTTAAAGGCTATGTTAGTAGTTGCAGCAATAGTTCTTTTTATATATGTTGTATACAAGATAGTTTCCACAATTATGAAAGCAGTTGATTGGATAAAATCTAAATTAAGTTGGATATTTGGTGATGATACTGAAGATAAAAAACCTGCTGAAGCTATACCTAGTAGTAATCAAAGTGAAATGGTTGATCAAAATGTTGATCCACAAAATCCTTCTTTTGGTAAAGATATAAAACAACAAACAACTTCTAATGAAAGTAATATATTTAATACTGATAAATCTAATGAAACTAAAATTTCAAATTCATCAGAAACAATGGTGCCTGGTTTAACACCTATTACACCAACAAGAATACAACCTATACCTAGACGCCAAGAAAATGTAAATCAAATGAGTACTGAATTAGCTGCAACAAAAAGTCAAGGTATGAATCAAGTTATTGCACCCACGTCAATGAATAATGTAACTACAAATAGTACTACACAAGCAGTGTCTAGTACACCACAAAACTTAGATCGTTCTTTTATTAATTTAAATACTGTACCAGTTTAAAATGGTAGCCATTTCTGGCCACCATCAAAGTATTAGTAGAGAGAGATTCTACTCGTCATCCGCCAATTTACTAAAGTAAGACAACGTATCGTCATCATCAATAGCAGATTGAGTAGTTTTACCATTACTTTTTACTGAACCGTTGGATTTAACCGGAGGGAGTTCGGCGCTTTCAACTGTTCCAGTACTTCTAGTTCCCGTAATTACCCTATTCAGTTTCTCTTTGAGTTCATCATAGGTTTTAAAATTACTAGGGGCCAAGAAAGGTGTTAGAACATACTGTTTAGACCAGATTGCTTTGATTTTGTCATCACTATCAGCAATTGCCTTAACAGGCTCAAATTCAGATTTATCATAGTTCCAATAACCATCCACTTTTCTGATTTTTAGTTTAAAGTTTGCACCTTTCCAAAAATCAAATGGGTTAATTGGTTGTTCATCTTCAAATGCTGGTTGCATCGCTTCTGTAATCTTATCAAATATTTT